TCAACCTCGGCAAGATCGACAAGACCAATGCCGTTGAGGTGCTGAAGGAGTACTACCGCTCTTGTGATCCTGAGCTGCGAAAGCAGAACACCTTCCTGTATATGTCGCCTGAGATCTACGACGCATACGTCGATGACTACCAGGCACGTCATGGAGCTCTGCCTTACAACAACAGCTTCGAGAAGGATACACTCGAGGGCTCTCGTGGTAAGTGTAAGTTTGCCGTGCTCGACAACATGGCAGGCTCTAACTTCCTGAAGATCTCAGTGAAGCCTAACTTCCTGCTCGGTACCGATATCATGAACCAGCAGAACCGCGCCAACGTCGGTAAGTACGGTCCTTGGAACTGCACCTTCGAGTATGCCGGTGTCTATGGTGAGCAGATCCGCTGCATCAACAAGGAGCTGCTGAAGGTCGGTGCCTTCGAGCTTGATGACGATACCTCTGGTGCTGGCGGTGATGAAGAGGAGCCCGAGACCATCACCATCAAGAGTGATGTGACCGTCTCTTTCGCCAAGGCCGTTGACGATGCAACGATGGGTGCAGAGTATGCCGGACAGGTGGCTACCACCGATCCAGCAGGTAAGACTGTGACCTATTCTTCTTCTGATGAGACTGTCGCTACCGTCGACGAGTCAACTGGTGCTGTGACACTGGTAGGTGCCGGTACCACGCTCATCACGGCTGTCTTCGCTGGTGATACCACGCACAATGCCGCACAGGGCAGCTATGCGCTGACTGTTGCTGCAGCAGCTGCTGGAACTGGACAGTAAACTTCCTTGTATAGTGGGCGGTGGGACTTCTGGATAAAACCATCGGAACCACCGCCCTGTTCTAAAAGAGTTAATAGTAAAATTCAATTCATAACAGATTATGTCTTGCACTACAAGTTCGCTTTATAAAAGCATAGAGGCCTGCCCTGGCAAGAAGACCTTGTCTGGCATTCGTCGCCGTCTTTACTATATCCCTAAGGCACATATCGCTGCTTTCCCCGTGATGAACACCATTACGGATGCTGCAACAGATATGGCTAAGCTGGGTCAGCTGAAGGGTGATTTCTCTCTCCAGACAGAGAAGTTCTGGCAGTTCATCGACCTGAAGGACGAAGCCAGCAACGTAACCTTCGAAGGTGTTGGTGAGGAAGGCTCCAAGCTGTACAACAACCAGGCTAATGCTATCGTTAGCGGCATTGAAGACGAAGTGAAGGGACTCGCCAATCAGGCGATCAATGATGATTTGGTATATCTCTTCCAGCAGCGTGACGGTAAGTTCGTTCTGCTGGGTAACGAGATGTTCAAGACCCACACCACACCTTCTGGTGATACCGCCAGCGAGGCCACCGGTGCCATCACTACTACTTTCGCCATCCAGGTGTATGACGAAGCAGCCATTCCTACCTACGTCGGTAAGATCATGCTCGATGCCACACACTATATCGATGCAGCAACAGGTCAGGCTGAGGTGATCCCTCAGAATCCCGGCTGATAATTTTTATTTCTCATAGTAGTAATTATTAGGTTGGGGCGGAATGTGGCGTAAGGCCTCATTCCGTCTTTTTAAATTAGAAAGGTATGGACAAATTATTCACAGAACAGATTCAGCAGTTCCTGCAGTTGAAAAAACCATCTGATGAACAGATTATCGAGGGGGCTAAGCTGCTGCTACGCCTGGATCCCTCCCGCAACCGCGGGCTCTATAACTCTGCCATGCGCCGTCCTCAATCCCTGCTCGCTTGGATTCGTACAGACCTGAAGAAATACCTGGGTATTCGTCAACGTGGTCTGGAGGTGTCGCAGGTTGAACACTACAACAAGGCTTCTTTGAAAGGCGTTGAAAAGACTCTTTCTTATATTCCTGACAGTGTTTCGCTGGCTGCAGAACCTGCTCCGCGAACAGGTATTCCTGAATTAGGTGTGCGTGGCCGTCGTAAGGATCATGATGCCTTGCCTGAGGATATTCGCCTCTTATGGGACAAGAATGCTGACCGCTGGAAGCAGCTGGCCAAGATGCATTACCAGTTGGCCCAGATGGTTGCAAAGCCTGGCTATGCTGCCTGCGATGGTAATGAGCTTTGTTATCAGATGCGAAAGCTCGATGACAGTATCCGTGAAGACTATAAGCGATATGACTCCTGGCAGCCCTCTTCTGCTCCAAAGAAGCAGGGAAAAAAGCAGGCTGACTCAGTGGATAACTTTACGGACAGTATGAAGACTATCCAGACTGCCCGTACTACTGTGTCTCGTGGCTTGGGCCGTAAGACACAGAACGAGGAAACCCTGAAGAATATCCAGGAGGCCGTGAACACGCTCATCTCCCTGAAGCAGACCTTCAAGCCTGCTACAGTAGAGAAGCTGAAGGCTATTGGTATCACCATCCCAAAGAACTGAGCCGATGCCAAGGGGAAAGAACATCGGTTCATTGTTGCGCCCTGTCCGCGAGAAGCCCATTCAGGCCTATTTCGGACAGGGGCTTCATACCCTTGGATTGCTGGGCTGGCTCCTACCGCAAATGGGACTGTCTGACGTTTGGGTCAGCAGCTACAGCACCAGTGAGGCCTTCCTGAGTGGTTTCTATCTGCTCAGGCAGAAAAGACTGGTCAGGCATTCAGCCATCCTGCTCGATCAACGGGCGGCACGAAAGACGCTGCACCTGGAGCAGCTGCTTGACGCGGCCTTCGAACATGTGTTCCTCGGGCAGAACCACTCTAAGCTGCTGCTGATACACAATGCCATTGGCGAATGTGTCTCAGTGGTTACTTCTCAGAACCAGACGTATGGCGCTCGCGCCGAGAGTACGATTATCAGCACCGATCATGGCGTCTTTGATGTCCTGATGGAACAGTTCATCGATATCTGCGGTGACGGTGCCGTAGAACTTGACCTGAAAAATGGAAAAGGAATTATTACAGAAAGTGGAGCAGTTGGCGCGTCTGCTCTTGACGCCTCAGGAGATTGGCGCCCTTTTGGACTTGAGCCATGAGCAGCTGGCAGAGTTCCAGAACCCGTGGAGCGAGGCAGGGAAGCTCTACCGTCGTATCCTGGCAGAACGTGCCAGGGACCTGCATGAAAAGACCCTGCGATTGGCCGACGTAGGCTCTCCGTCCGCTCTGGAGGATGCAAACGCCTGGCTGCGTACAGCACAAATCAGTATCGAATGAGATTCAATATAGACCTATATGCCGATAACCTCATGCTGCCTGTAGAGGCGCTGAGAGAGAAACGTGTGGAGGAACAGACCATCACACGCATTGTCCGTCTGCGCGATATCTACAACTATATGTTGCGCAATCCTCTGAAGAAAGACCGTGAATATATCGATTATATCCAGGCCAATTACAAGGATACGGACGGCAACAGTCTCTCTAAGCGCAAGGCCTATGAGGATATCGAGATCCTTCATGCTGTCATCGGTAACCTGCAGCAGTGCTCAAAGGAATGGCACCGCTGGCGATTCAATAACATGATCATGGAGGGCTATGCCATCGCACTCAGGCATGAGGACGCTGCTGCTATCGCCAAATTGGCTCAGCAGTATGGCAAGTACAACCAGCTTGACAAGAATGATGAACGTGACAACGGACTGTCTGAGGTTCCTCATCTGGTATTTGTCTTCGATGTCACTGTTCAGGGATTCCAGCCTATTCCTAATGTGTACCAGGTTATCGATAAACTCTTTAATGAGTTTGCCGGCCGCTATGACCGCATAGCGGAGGATGCCGATGCCGTGGAGATTGCCAACGAACCGGAAAAACTACCAGCCCATGGAAACGCTTCAACAGTATCTGAATAGGGCACAGGCCATCATTCTTGGCCTGAACACCAAGTTTATGACAATGGTGGCAGGCCGTGGTGTTGGCAAAGGCCTTGTGGCTGCCTGCATCCTGCGTCGCAATATCGAGCAGATGCCAGGCTCGAATACGGCTCTTGTAGGGCCTAACTCCAAGCGTATGTGGACGAACATCATCCCCTCGTGGGATACGCACCTTCGCCGTTGGGGGTTCGTGGAGAACGTGCACTATGCCTGGGGAAAGAAACCTGCAAAGGCGTGGGGTTGGAAGGAGCCTATCATCAAGCCTATGAACTGGGAGAATACCCTTTCGTTCTATACCGGTGCATACGCCACCGTTATCTCTCAGGACCGAAAGGGTACCAGTAACTCTCAGTCGTTCGATGGTATCCTGGTTGATGAAGCAAAGTTCATCGACTTCGCCCAGTTTAAGGATGAGACGCTGCCTGCCAACCGTGGCAATGGCAACGTCTTCGGACATCTCTACTTCCATCATGGTATCTGGAAGTTCTCGGATATGCCCACCTCCAAGAAAGGCTCCTGGTTCCTCAATGACCGTGAGAAATGCGAGCCTGAGAAGGTGAAGGTGCTTGAAGGCCTTCTGGCTTCGTTCTGGCAGCTGCGACAGCAGATAGCAGCCAAGATAGAGAGACGCGAGACGGTGACTCCTACAGAGCGGTTCAACCTGAAGCGTCTCTCGAAGGCCATCAATATGCTGCGTGCCGACACCTACCTGTATAAGGAATTCAGCAGTATCGAGAATCTGGAGATCCTCGGTGAGGATTTCATCCGTCAGTGCCACCGTGACATGCCTCCAGCTACCTTCCGTACCACCATTATGTGTAAGCGCGTGGAGCACTCTGAGGATTCTTTCTACAATGCCAAGAGTGACAAGAATCTATATACATCCGTCAATAAGACCTATATCGATTCGCTGGGATTCGATATGGATAAGCTGCGCCATGTTGACTGTCGCATGGATGCCGATATCAACACGGAGGAACCGCTGTATATCGCCTTCGATGCGAACCTGAATATCAACTGGTGCGTGGTAGGTCAGCCTGGTCGTGACCTGAAGCTTCGTGTCCTGAAGTCTTTCTATGTCAAGTACGAGCGCCGTCTTCCTGAGCTGGTAGATGACTTCTGTGCTTATTACGGCCCTCTACGCCATAAAGAGGTGGTGTTCTGCTATGACTCTACCTTCGTAGGCAATAACTTCGCTGTCGATGGGAATGACTTCCATGCAGTCATACGCCATTGTCTTGAGGATCACGGCTGGGTGGTGCGTGAAATCTATATCGGCTCTCCTTGGAAGCACCCTGTCAAGAACTCGCTTATCAACCGTATGTTCCTCGGGCAGGCCACTTATCAGATCCTTATCAATGAGGAGAATAACCCGGACCTCCTTGTCAGCATCGATTCGGCCATGACCATCGGTGGTACCAACCAGAAGGATAAGTCGGGTGAGAAGGCTCCTGAGACAGAGGAAGACCAACTGCAGGCCAGAACTGACGGTAGCGACGCGTTCGACACACTCTGTATCG